ATCATCAACGTGTCGGAGGTGGTGAATAGTGCTACCTATACGATCACGGTCGCAGGCACCGTTTACAACTTCACCTCGGCGGCTAGCGCTACGGCGGCATCTATCGTGACCGGCCTTGCGGCTGCAATCACGGCGGACGCGGCTAAAAAGGTGACGGCCACGGTTATCGGCAGCACTTTGCAGCTTGTTTGGATCAGCCAAGCCGCCATCGGCAATGTGACGCTTGGCGCGCGCCTGTCTTGGGGTGCAATCTCGCCTAGCGCATCCGGCACGGCTGTTGCGGACGACCTGACCGCCATCGCGGCCTATGATAACGCATGGTATGCGCTTGCTATGGTGGATCGCGTTCAGGCCACGCAGCTTGCAGCCTCCGCATGGGTTGAGCCTCGCACCAAGCTGTTTTGCACGGCCAGCAATGAGGCGGGCTTGCTCACGAGCGGCACGACTGATCTGGGCGCGCTGGTGAAGGCTTTGGGCTACAATCGCACCACGGTCTGGTATCATGGCGCGGCGGCCACGCAATACCTTGATGCGGCCTTGCTGGGCCGTATGGCGACCTTGCAGCCCGGTTCCGAAACGTGGGTGCTCAAGACGCTTGTTGGCGTGACGGCGGACGGGTTGACGGATTCGCAGCAAGCGCTGCTTTTGGGCAAGAACGCTAACGGCTTTTTGACCTACACGGCGGATATTTCGCAGACCGCTGGCGGCAAGGTCGCTTCTGGCGAATGGATCGACATTATCCGTTTTCGCGATTGGCTGGAATCCACCATCCAAGCGGATATGGTGACGCTGCTCAAGAATCTGCCCAAACTGCCATACACTGACCCCGGCATCCAGTTGGCCGCTTCTGTTTTGCGCAAGTCCTTGGAAAAGGGCGTTGCGGCTGGCGGCATCGCGCCTCCTGAATTGGACGCGGACGGCAAGAACGTTCCAAGCTTCACGATCACCGCGCCGCTGTCAACTAGCCTAACGCCTTCGCAGAAAGCCTTGCGCAATCTGCCTTTGACTTTTTCGGCGCGCTTGGCGGGTGCAATCCACCTTGTCGAGATTACCGGCACCCTTGCCTACACGCTTTAAGGAGGCGTTATGTCTTACAGCGGCACTTATGATTTTTCGAAATATTCAGTTATTGTCGGCGGCCTGATGTTGTCCGGCTTTTCCGATGGCGATGCTGCCACGGCTAAGCGTGATGAGGACTTGCAGACAAAAAAGGTCGGCATTGACGGCGCTGTTGCCTTTTCGCGCAGCGCCAACAAGAGCGGCGAAATTTCCATCAAGCTGCTTCAGACCAGTGCGGCGAATGAAATGCTGTCGGAACTTTTCGCCATCGACAACCTTGTGATGGATGGCCTGCTTGATGTGCCCATCGCTATCGTGGACGGACTCGGCACCTCTATCGTGTCGGCCAGCCAATGCCGCCTTAAGTCCATCCCTGAATTTACGCGGGGCAAGGAAGTCGGCGAAAACGAATGGGTTTTCGATGCGGTTGATCTGACTATTTTCCATGGCACCAATTACTAACGCGCAGACGGCGCGCTAAGGGGATATATGGCACAGACTACGGTGATTGTCGGCAACCGCGAATATACGGTGCAAAGCCTGTCGGTGATGGATGCGGCAAAGTTTCAAATGCGCATCACGCAGGTTCTAGCCCCCCTTGGCGCGCTGGTTATGTCGGGCGGCAATATGGACATTAAGGACGCCGCCCCAATTATTGCCAGCGTTATGGATGATGGCTTTTTGTCCAATATCGTCTTGCCGGTGTTCGAGAAAAGCCGCGTTTACGACAACGAGGGCAAGTTCTTTCTGAACAGCGAAACGGCCATCAATAAGGCGTTCACGGCTGAAACGCTTGACGAATTTTATGAATTGATCTGGGAGGTTGGCAAGTTTCAATTCGGCCCTTTTATCGACAAGATGAAAAGCCGGTCTGGCGTCCTGCAAAAACTAGCCGCAAGCGCGAAAGCAAAAACTACGGAAGCCTAACGCCATCGCTTGAGGCCGAGTTGTGGATCTGGCGGCCTGTCATGGCGAAGCTGATTACGCTAACCGAATTGAAAGACGGAACGGCTACGATTGATGACCTGTTTAAGCTAAACGCCCTTTTAGATATGCAGCAAGACCTAGAAGCCGCATCCATGGAGAATGACAAATGACCACGGTGCGCGAACTGATCACCCGAATGGGCTTCGATGTGGATTACAGCCCCATTGACAAGATTCCGGGTAAGGTTGAGCCGGTCGTAAACCGCATCAAGGGCATGTTGGCAGGGGCGGCTGCGGCGTTTTCAGTTCAGGCCCTAATCAGCATCGCGGACGAAATGCAGTCGGTGCGAACGCGCATCGGCCAGCTTCCCCAAACCATCGGGGAGGCTGGCGCGGCATTTGACGAGGTGGCGCAACACGCTATTGACGCGGGCATGAGTATTGACGCCTACGCGGGGCTTTATTTGCGCGTTGGCAACGCGGCTAAAGAGATCCTGCCCACGCAGCGCGAGTTGCTTGGTATCACCGACACCATCTCGCAGGCTCTTGTGGTCGGCGGGGCAAGCGCGCAAGAGGCGGCCAGCGTCATGCTCCAATTCGCGCAGGCGCTGGGCAGCGGCGTGTTGCAGGGCGATGAGTTCCGCTCCATGGCCGAGGCCGCTCCGCAATATCTTGACCAACTGGCGGTGGCTATGGGCATCCCCCGCGAACAGCTTAAGAAAATGGGTTCGGAGGGCAAGCTAACCTCTAAGGCCGTGATTGCCGCTACGCAAAAAATGTCGGCCTATTTTCAACAGCGCTTTATGCAAATGCCCATGACAGTTGGCCGGGCAATGACGGTGGTTAACGCGCGCTGGTCGCGGATGGTTGACCAGATGAACCGCGAAAGCGGGACGATTACCACTATGGCTAATGGCATTATCGCCGTGTTTGACGCCATGGAGAACGCCGCGACCTCGCTGATCGGCTTCCTTGGCGGTGGGGCGAACGCCATGCGCCTGTTCGGGTTCGCCATGGCTGCGGCCTTCGGGCTTAAAGCGATCCAAATGCTCAAGGCGTTTCGCCTCGCCTCATTGCAGGCGATGCTTCCTTACCTCGCATGGGCGGCGCTGGTCGCGGCCTTGGCGCTGGTGTTCGAAGATTTATACGTTTGGATTAGCGGCGGGCAAAGCGTTGTCGGTGATATTATCGGCACATTTGACGGCTTCAAGGCTACACTGGCATCCGTTGGCATGACCATCGGCGGCGTGGCGAGGTTCTTTGGCTTGCTGGCGGGGGCCGGGGCGTCTCTGGCCGTAATCATCGGCACCATGCGCGCCGCCATGCTGGCCTATCAAGGTGTAGTGGTGGCGCTAACCGTTGTGCAGGGCATATACAACGCCGTGATGATGCTCAACCCTATGGCCCTATTCTTGATTGCCATTGTGGCCGTTATCGCGGCGGGCGTTGCGCTTGTGGCGAACTGGCAAGCAGTTTCCGCGTGGTTTCATGATTTTTTCGATGGGATCGGCCAGCGAATTGATGGTTTTATAGAAAAGGTGAAGGGGCTTGGCTCCCTTTTGCCGTCGTTCCTCGGCGGCACGGGCGGGGATGTGAAGGTGTCGGGGGGCGTCCCATCCGTGGCCCCGGGCGCTGTCGCCTCCGCTGGGCGGGCGGGTGCTGGCGCGCAGGTCAATAACAACACTACCGTCAACCTGACTGTGCCAGCGGGGACGCCGAAAGAGCAACAGGCATTCCTGCAGGGCGCGGCCAACAAGTCATTTGCGGCGGCACCGAAAAGCAACACCATGGCAAGCGACATTGCCACGCATAGCCGATAGGGGGCGCGCATGATTGGCTTGTATTTCGGCGGCGAAAAGTTCCAGACCATTTTCGGCAATGTGTTTGGCAATATTGAGTTGGACGCGGTTTTGTCGGAGGATCACCAGTGGGCCTCTGACGTTACGACAAACCCAGTTGAAGAAGGCGCGCCAGTCGCAGACCATATCATTGATGTGGCCGACAAGCTGCGGCTTAAGTGCTTTGTGACGGATGCGCCGCTTGTCGCCAGCCAATCGGTGACGGGAAACTATAACACGGCCACCGCTGGCACGAGGACGCAGCCGGTTTTCGATCTGCTTTACCGCCTGAAGCAGGCACGGGCCGTTGTCATGGTCTACACGCGCCATGCGTCCTATGATAATATGGCCATCACCGATATTTCGATCACGCGCACGGCGGAAACAGGCGAGGCGCTAGAGTTCGATGTGTCTTTCGTAAACATCCGGCAAGTGGCGACACAAACGGTTGATCTGCCCCCCGGCATTAGCGCCAAGAAAGAGGATAAGGCGGGCGGCAAGAAAAGCGCCATCGCCAAAAAGTCGGAGCCTAAGAAGGACGCGGGCAAGAAGGCCGCAACGCCCGTCAAGCCGCCTGAAAAAGTGTCCTCTACCCTCTCTAAGTGGCTGCAATAATGGCGACCTATTACATCATCCCACTTGTCGCCTCCACCACGGACCAGACGCTAACGGTCGATCTGGACGGCGTGTCGTATATCTTGCGCATTTTGTGGAATGAGCGTGGCGGGCATTTCGCGCTTAGCGTGTCTAGTGCGGATGATGTGGCGCTTTTGACAAATATCAAAATGGTCAAAAACTTTCCGCTAATCGGACGCTTCGCCAACCCCGGCTTGCCTGTTGGCGACCTGTATCTAATGCAGGAAAGCGGCACCGCTGACGCGCCGGGATATGATGATCTAAGCGGAGCGTTCCAGCTTTATTATATCACGCCCGATATTGTTTTGGATTCCGCGCCGCTGCTAGACGAACCGGACGCGCCAAAGCTGGGCAGCGTTTGGGACGTGGGCGAAACGGTCTTTGATGCTG